ATCACGAACCTGTAAGCTAAAAGTACCAAAATCACTACGTTCATCTGTTGATTTTCTAAGATCCGTAATTGATATTTTGTAACGTGTATTTGCAAAGACACCATCATCTAAAGACTCTATTTTAAATAGATCATATTCTGCTGCACCAAATGGTTGTGAAATGAATTTTGTTGTTGATGGTGTCGTATATCTTGTATCAAAATGTCCAAATAGTTCACCGAATGTTATTGATTCATCACCAGAAACGCTTGAAGTACCTGCAGAACCTGAAACTAACCCGACGGTCGTATATGTCACAGACCCGGTTTGATGCGCAGAAACCTCTGCGTCTACAGGAAAATGCATATACAGAAGATGTTTTTCTGAAGAAAATTTATTAGGATCTGTGTTTAAAACATTTGCAATATATGATGCGCTTGATGGGTTTAGTGATACCGTAAATCTCTTAACACCAGCTACACCGTATTTATCATCACTACTAAATGCACTACCTGCTGATGATGATAAATATAATTCAAATTGTCCGTCAGCTGCTGCAAATCCTGATTCACCGTCAAGTCCCTGTATAAACGTTGTTATAGCAGCTGAAGTACTGGGGCTTTCATTTCTAGTTAGCATTCTAGAATCTGAGGCAAGTAATAGCACGCCTCTTACAAGAGTGTCAGGAATTAAGCTATCAAAAGCATTGTCTGTAAACATCGGCATACCAAACGCTTCGCTAGCAGGTGATATGTGCTTTCCACATATAAACTGTACATAACCACCGTGAACAGGTAAACCACTGGTGGTGTCGAGTACGCTACCTGTCACTACAAAGCCTGCGCTTTTTACCTGGCCTGTTCTTTCAGTTCTAGATATATCTGCAGGACTTTTGTTTGCGCCTGCACCTAAAACTCTTACATATGTTAATGCTGTTTTGTGACGCAAAAATTCATTTACGGCATAAGGACCAAATCTTTCATGGCTTAAGCCACCAAATTTTGTAACGAAATCCGAGAAATCTCCAACCGTGACAGGAACAAATGCCGGACCTTTTAATGCTGTACCGATTACCGCTGCAGGTACGCCAAAAGGCTGTTGCTGTCGAGGTGCTAAATCAATTTCTCTCTCAAAAAATCCCGGTGATTTAAAAGTTTGTTCTGCCATTTAACACTCCATACACGAAAAAAATGTGTAAAAAATAAAATTCAATTAGTTATAAATATCTTTAAAAAATCAACTATTATGAATATGATTATAATTTATTGATTTTTTATTATATTTTTTTATATATTGTTTCCCCAACATTATCATTAGAAAAGATTTTTTTAATTCTTTCACCATTAAATTGTTCTTCAACGAGCTCTTTTGCGCCGTTTAATTCTTGTGTTGAAGACAAACTAAATTCATTTTCATTTGTTGTTATATTGAAATCAATTGTAGGAGCAGAATAATATTTTCTAATTGGAGTTGGTGAACCTAGATCTGAGCCTGCAACCAAATATGCAGGAATTTTACAATTTATTGATGACATAATAACACGTTCACTATCTGAAAAATCATCAAAATTTGAACTAGATTCAAATGATTGCTCAAAAAAAGCATTAAACCAATAACCTTTATCTGTTGTAATTTTAAAACATCTTCCTTGTGGCAGATATGAATTTATTATTTGCTGGGTCAACTGGTTCATATGCTGTGTATATTGAGTATATAGAGTTATTGTATATCTTGCAGTATAAAATTGTGGCTGAGGAATTGCTATGAATTCAAATATATTATTTCCTTCTTTTATATCTAACAAACTATTATTATAGTCAACCGATACATTTGCTGCATTATCAGAACGAACTTTTTCTGTTCCTGCGAGAGGTTCAATATTAAACTGGTTTTTTGCAACACTTTTTTGATTTTGCAATCTTAATTTATTAACTATATTTTGATAATTTCTATCTTTGGACGATAATTTCCTCTTGATTAACAATTCTCCAGTTGATTGATTTATTCCACGTCCGGTAACATCATCAGGTGTCTGCTCTATTCCTGTTCTTGCAATTGATATCAAAGGAAGTATTAATGCACGGTTATGATCACGTATTGGTTTTTTTCTTTTTATTATTGCAAATCTTTCACCTGTTGCAAAAATAACAGGTATTTCAATAATTCCGTCTTTTTTTGTCTCAAGCTGCAATTTAAGCTCTTTATCAAAAAGTTTAAACAATGCTTTATCTACGTCTTCAATATCACAAGAATGAATAAACTCGTCTGATTCAACATCTGCAGTGTATCCAGATGATACACCGTTTACTTTATCTGCATTCTTTCTAGTTACCATTGTTATTAATCCTCATTATAAAAAGAGTCGTTAGCATCAGTATCTGTGCCTCTTGGTGATACTTCTTTTGGGCCGGTTATAGGTGCATCAAGAACATTTCTTTTTTGCAATTCACGAACATCACCTGTTTTTTCACCATCAACCTCTTCAAATCCTCTTTCTTGTTTAAATGGTTCTCTGCCATCATAATCAAAGTCAAGTTCGGTATGACTTCCATCTGGGATATCTGCTGAAAATTGTCCTTTTCTTGCTTCTTTTCCGACAATCTTAATTCCTGTTTCGTGCTCACCTTGACCAAAAACTGCATCAAGAGTGAATATACCTGTAATCTCAAAAAATTGTGCACGATAACTGAAAAAATCACCTTCTGAAATTACAATGTTTTTATCTAATAAATCTTTTTTATGTAAGAAGGCTTCGATTGTTGCAAAATTTTCAATTCCTAATTTTCCTGCCCTTAATTCGTTATCAGGTACAGAAATTAAACATTTAATTTCTATTGGGTTTTCAAAAACCTTATTTACTGCTTCTTCATATACTTCATGTATATCTGATTTTACTTCTGATATTGCAAAATAAAATATTGATTCTCCGACAATATCTTTCATAAATTCTTTTGTTATATCTGAAACAAAATCAACTTCTCTTTTCGAAAAAAATAAACGTGACATTATTTATTATCCTGTAGTAATAGCCTTGCCTAGTGGCACAGGAACTGTTTTTAATTGCCTGATAAGGTTTTCTGCCTTATCTGCTTCTTGTAGTGCAAGTTTATCATAAGTTAACGAATCTAACAACTCATTTAATTCATCAAGCAGTCTTGCTTTTTCTTCTTTTGCTTGAGATATTAAAGCATCGCCATTTAATTCAACAGTAGCACCTGGCATAGGTATTGAGCTAAACTTTGATCTTATTAATCCTAATAATTCTTTTGCCGATGCTAAAGAATATTGCCTAGCCCATTGTCTACCAATACTATTTATACTTTTGTACTGTATATTTCCAAATGGAACATTAGATAAGTTTGTGACACCATATAGACTATCTTCATCATATGCAGACGGACTATATATATCCGGAACAGGCATAACTCTAACATATAGATTTTTTAACGTTGTGCCTGTTGGGTTAGGAAATATTCGTAAATTACTTCCTTGTATACTATAGCTATAACTTGATCTTCTAACTCTTTGAGATACGTCCATCATACCTGCTCGTAGAATATCTTCAAAAACAGGTAATACATAAAATATTGTCTCTGGTGTGTATGATTCAAATGAAAATTCATTATTTAAATAATTTATTGCAGAAGACGTATCAAAAAATCTATACCCTGCTGCAGGTGAAAAATGCATAACTTCAACAATTTTCATTTTTGTTCTTTGTGAACCAGTAAGCGTATTATAATATACGTTATCATTTGAATCTAATAATTCTGTATATATATTATAATCTTGCTGATTGGCAGTAAGAGGAAAATGACATAAAACAGTATCGTAAGAACCTCCGATCCCAGCTTCCATCGCATAGGGTTCGGCTTGACGTTTTAAAAATTCCAAACTCTCATGCGGTAACTTGCCAGATTGTCCTGCGCTTCCTGTTGCAAAGCTTCCTGTCGGCTGGCCTATTAATGTTGCTAGTTGAGATTTTGTCTGATATCTGTTTACTATTGAACCAAATTCTGTCAATGATTCTTCAAAGCATGCCCATATCTGCTTTTTTGTTAATTCGACACTTATAATATCATCGCCTAATTTTCTTTTAACAAATAAAACAAGTGCATCAGCTTCAGCCTGAAACTCAGCGTCGTTATCATAAAATCCAAATGGTGTTGGATTTGTTGTTTGTTCAAATGTACTCATAATTAACTCGTATCAACATATAAAAATATGTTTGTTAATTTATAAATATCATTTACACAAGAAAGAATTATGTCTTATTCGTATTTAATTAATCCCGAAGTATCCAAGACATTATATATACTGCCATCAGACATCAATGTAACAAATGAACCTTTTTGATTAGAAAATTCAATTTTTGAATAGGAAACATTTAATGAATTAAATACATTTGGTAATGTGCCTGTAATTTCATGTTCATATCCTGAATTATTGACAATTTTAATTACATTATTTTTATTATCTAACGGATTCTGCAATTCTAGTGTTAAAAATGTATCACCCTCAAGCGTATATGTTGCAGGTTTATTACCTATTGTTGTAAATAAGTTGCTTACAACAATATTTGCAACTTCAACAGAATTTACGTTTTTATTTTTTTTATTCTGTCTTTTATTTTCTCCCCAAACACGAGGAATATATCTTGAAACTGAATTTGTAATTGTGGATGCCATAGTTTTTATATATATAATATTTTTTAAAAGTTAAAACTACTTTATATTTTCACTATACTTACATGCATCATTATATCCTAAATCTATTAATTTTTTCACTTGTTTATTATTAAAATCAAGGACATGAACTTTATCATGTAAAACTTCTCTTGGTTTAATAATCCTTATTTTTACATTATCAAACTTTTTTCGTTCAATTATTGAAAATTGATTATTATACATACCAATTGCATGAAAATCTGCTTTCATAATTCTTTCATGCATTAATTCATAACTACGGTATGCAACACTTAAAAGTGACCATAATCCATCAGAAAAAGTCCAATCAGGCATCGGAGTTCCAGAGCACGATATTATATCAATTTCTGTTGCACCAAGAGCAAGAGCTTGGCCGATAGGTGTTAATACCTTGATCCCACCGTCAATCCAGAACTTATCATTAATTTTTATTGGTTTCATCAATATTGGTACACAAGCACTGGCACAACACCAATCGGCTAAATTATCATCTTTTTCACTGGCAAAATATTTTTTACCATCATTAAGACAAACGGCTCCTATTCTTATTTGTTTTTTTGATTTTCTTATTTTATTAAGATCATAATCTTTTTTTATTAAATTATGAAGTGGTTCACAATCATATACTGCATGTTTCCAAAATGCAGATATTTTGCCAAAAGGTTCCCAATCGCGATATATATTATGCTTTGATACGTTTTTCCATTTATTATATAATAGCTCATAAGATTGTTTTGGTTTTCCAAATTCTGTCAACCCTAGTTGTAAAACGTTTATGGCGCCAACACTGACGCCGCATAATATATTGTAATCTTGCTCATCTTCATAAAGCCATTTTCGTAGTACTCCGACCTGGTAAGCGCCTTTGGCACTACCCGCAGACAAAACCAAGGCACGCTTGGATTTACTCATTTGCTTGAATAAATGGCTTTTGCATATGTACTATTAATATATATTATTATTTTAATTTTTATGTATACAAAAAAAGAAAGGTCCTCTTTCGAGGACCTTTCTTATCAGTATTAAACGCTTCTGATTATCAGATTATGTTCATGTCCATTACGGTCACCGTGCCGTAAAAGTCTGATCTCACCATTTTCTTACCGTAGCGAGTCATTACACCCTTACGCGGTGTGAAATCCTCTGGTCCGAAGATTGTCGGTGTGACAATTAGCGGAACATACGGTGCGTATACATAACCTGTTTCGAGGTAACTACCACCCTTATAACCTACGAGAACCTTGTTCTGCGGGAAGTAAGGATCCTTGTATACTGTGAAGCGGTTTGTCAATGAACCAACTGATTCTGCACCAAGTGAGAACGGTGAACCAACCTGACCGTCGCTGTCAAGCTTGAGATTAGCCTTGTAAAGGAGGCTGTTCTCGAACAATGTACATACATCCGGGGATGTAACAACAAAGTTTGCTGAACCGCGAAGTGTCTTGCGATGGATTGTGTTAGCAACGTCAATGATCGTCTCTGTAAGAGTCTCATACCATTCGCGAACCGTACCGGTGAATGCCGGGCCTGCTGCGAGTGATGATGACTTTGTTGCCTCTGCACCTGTCAACTTGTTGACAACCTTACCTGGTGAACGAGACCAGTAAAGGTTTGCACCATTTGCTTGAAGAACAAGATCATTAAGAATCTCACGATCAATTTCAAGAGCAATTTGCTCTGAAAGGATTTGAGTGAGCTCAACCTCTGCATCCAATGAATGGTATGCATTGAGGTCTTGCGCAAGTTCCGGTGACCACTTAGCACGTAGCTTACGTGTTGTTGCCGTAACTGCAATTGACTCGATCTTGATATCAATCTCTGGAATTGATGCGCTTGGTGTTGCACTGAAGTTAGATTCGAATGATGGAACAGCAAGTGTTGAACCATCAGTTGTATCAACATCAAGTGAATCTGCAAGAGCACATGAAAGAGCAACGGCTGCTCCTAATGAACCTGTTGCATCACCATTGTCAACTTTACAAACGAACTGTACGTGGTCACCACCGAGTGCGTTAGGTGTAAAGACACCGCCAGCAGAAAGATTACCACGCTTGTTAAGACGACGCAAGTTAAGAACGTTTGCACCACCTTGATAAGAACCGCCCCATGGTTTGAGACCTCCTACAGCACCGTCTGAATCAGTGATCGCCATTTGATCAACAGCAGTCAAGTCTGCACCTGAGTTTGTTGCTGTAATGGCACTTGTTGCAAGGTGAACGAAGACAACATCAAGGTCGCCATCTGAAATTGCATTTTCAACCTGCGGATCAAAGTTCATGAAACGTGCGTTTGAACCTGAGAAATCAGTTGAAGAAGCAACAGTCTGATTAATACTTGTTGCAACATTCGGACTTAGGACGCCATCAACGAAGTGACCGACCTTTGTACCTGTAAGTGTAACTTCAGAACCAGAGTGAACCTTTGAATAACCTGATCCAACAAGATCATGCATACCGCCGACGCTTTGTGAGCCAGAACGAACACCTTTGCCTGTTGGATTGTTATAAATTGATTGACCTGCTTCATATGTTGCTTGATTTGAAGCACCATCAAGACCCGGACCTGTACGACCAACGTTGCTACCATACGTATAATCAAGGTAGAACAAAAGGCCTGAAGGAAGGCTCATTGCTTGAATTGAAACAAGTTCGTTTGCAACCAACCCACCGAATACACGGCGAACGATTGGGAATGCAATGTTTGAAAAACCACGGACTTGACCGCTTGACGTAAGCGCACCACCACCTGTTGAAAGTGAATTTGCCTCGCGCAAAAGTTGAGCTGCTTGGTTCTCGAGAAGACGTGCCATCATTTCGCCTTTTTGGCCATCTCTCTCCATACCGCGCAACAAACCTGTACGATTCCACTTTTCAACTAAGCGGTTATTATCGTCGCCTACGTTCCTATCTTTAATACCAGCCATAAGCTGATTTAGACTAAAACTCTTACTCATAATAATATCCTTAAAAAAAAATTTAAATTACTTAGTTAATCCCGCCAATTTAGCCCATCTCTGAGCCTCGACACCCTCATTAAGATTCGCAGCACTCTTGCGGGTGGCCTTAGAAGAAGATCCAAGAACACGTTTGGCGCTACGTGCAGATTCATTTACACGACGTAAATTCATTGAATCTGCGAGACTGCTATATATGATTTTAACTTCACGCAAACTACGTGCTTCATCAAGTCTTTCAGCAATAAAAAGCTTTTGCCTAGACGTGATATTCTCATTCTGCAACAATTTGTTTGTGTATAGAAGTTTGGCGTTGAACAGATTTGTTTCTGTCAACTTTTTACGCAGTTCTGCGACTGCACTCTTGTATTTTTTGACTTCATTAACAAGAGTATTGATCTTTTTGTTTGCGCTGCCTGAGGAGCGTTCTGCCAATTGGCCATTGCGCTTCATGCGGCGGGCTTCAAAACGGGCACGGCGAGATTCCATTGCCGGCGCCTCTTCTTCAGCCTCTTCGGCATCTTCTTCAGCCTCTTCGGCACCTTCTTCGGCTGCTTCGTCGGCTACAACTTCAACCTCAACATCATCTGCATCAACTTCAGCGTCATCGCCAAGATCAACCTTGAGCATAACTTCTTCTTCGTTCATTGAACGTGCTGAGCGTAAACGGTTAAGTTCTTTTACTAGCTCTTCTTCATCAATTTCAAGCATAGTATCCTCATCCATCTCTTCCGTTTCGTCCATGTCTTTCATTTCATCCATGTCTTCTTCTTCTGCTTCAGCAGCTTCTTCGCCGGTAGGCTCCTCACCAGAAACAACTTCGACATCTACATCTTCAGCATCGACATCGACTTCGTCACCTAAGTCTAGCTTAAGCATGACTTCTTCTTCATTTAACATTGTCAACTCCTTATTATTAATTTCTTTTTTGACTAATTGTAATTGTTTATAAACATTTTCCAAATTGTTTTCAAGTAATGCTAATTCATTTTCATCAATATTGGATTCTTGCATTTGTGCATATAAGCACTCTGTTCGATGCAATAAAGCGTCGATATCACATAATTTACTTTTCTTGACATCAGAAACAAGTGTATTAATTGACTCATTTAATTCATCAAGAGACGCTGAATTATGTAAAACTTTTTTTGATTCGTTTTTCTCTTCTTTTTCTTTTTTAGATTCAACAGGTAAATCTTTTTCGATGTCATCAAGCGCAGCAACAACTTCTTCGCCGTTCAGTTCCTCAGATTCTTCATCAGAAACCAAGAAATCCCCTAGATCTAATGTGACTTTTCCATCTGGTGCAATTTCAATACCTGATGCATCTTCTGCAGGATCTAGGGTATCATCAACAAGATCTAATAAGATATCATCTTCATCATCCTCATCATCCTCAGAATCATCAACATCAAGCAATTGTTTTTCTACTAATTTTTTAATTTTTGGTGCAATTGCATCAATTATTGCGTTTTTTGCGTTGCTCTCGGCAACCTGCTTTAGTTGTTCGAGATCTGCTAGCGCCTGTTCGTAAATCGTTTTTGACATAAAAATACTCACCTAAACAATATATATTTATTTCATAAATATCAATAAAAAATTAAAAAATTTAATAAACTATAACTTTTATTTTAAATAATTAAAATTTTTTATTGATATTTACCAAACTTTTCAAAGTAAAATAATCTTTTTTCTTCTTTTTTGAAACCAGAGGAACAAACGGAGAAGACCAACCTCTTTTAGAACCTGCTGTGTTTTTTGAAGATTTTGACTTTAATATATATATCATATCATCCTCTTCGAGTGTATCTTTATTTTCTGAATCAGGTATATTATCACTATTATCTTTAAAGACGCGATAAGGAAACTCAGACTGTGCACGATATAAAAATATCTTATGTTTAACATTTGAAGCAGGAAATGCAATTGCTCGTATATATTCACGAAGCAAATCATAACTACGCATCGGAATTTACTTTCTTTGAAGTACCCAATAACAGAACATCCCCTACAGACTGCTTTATTTGTGATGAAGATTTTTTAACATTATTTCTATTATCAATCGACTCAATAGATTCCTGCAAAGGAAGGCTAGGTTCTATATCGTCAGTAGGAGCATTGTTTAAAATATGCGGTAACGGTGCATATCCTTCACCTATAACAGGATCTTTACCGGTTATAACCTGTTTTACGTCGAGCTGGTCTGATATTGATTTATGTGTATAATTAAGTGATATTCCTTCAGGAAAGTCAGGATTTTCTAGAACTTTATTTGTTTTTGAGTTTAATATTTTTCTTGCTATCTCAACAACGTCATCATCATTATATCCTGTTAAATACGGCGTCCGAGGATATAAGATTGATAAATTATACCCATCGGACGTTCCTTTTAACTTGACATCATATTCTGTTGTTGATGTTTTGTTAGGTGTTGTTTTTGTACTTTTTGCCGGCATTCAAGATCAGCTTTGGCCTTTTATTAATGGCCCTTTTAACGTATCACCTAGCGTTAGTGCTTTACGATGCTCGGATGGTTTTGCCAAACTGTCCTTGCCAGGAACTGCAACATCAGGCTTTTGTGCTTCAACGTCAGTTAAAACCGTTTCTGTTCCTTCAACATGAGGCCGAGGAGCATATCCTTTTGTTCCTTTTATATCATCTGCATCACTGCTTGCTTGATCAGGTGCATCAGGATAATCCATTTGTTGGCCTGTAGGAAAATCAGGATTGCCGTTAACAACGTTAGGACGCAATTTTTCAATTGCATCGTCCATTGTATATCCTTCACCAAGATCATTTTCCTGATGTGCAAATATTTCTTTTATTTTCTCTTGTCCTGATACACCTTTTAAAGGTTTTGTCGATGCAGGTGTATGAGTTACGCCGCCTTGTCTATTTGATAATGCCATAATATTTTATCCTACTTTTTTTGGGCTAAAAGTCTTTTTCGCTGCTCTCTTAGACGAGCTGCTTTGCGAAGATATCTTGCTTCTTTTATTTTTAATGTCTTAACATAATCGATTTGATTTTCAAGTGCTTTTGCAAGCTCTCCTGCATCAACTTCATCTGCATTATCAGCAGCTTCTTTTGGCGTGGACGCTAATTTTTCTTTTTCTTCTTCAATAATTTCACGTAGTTTTTGAATCGTTAATTTCATAAGCCTAACCTTTTAAATCAAATACATTAGTAATAAATATTAAGTGAAAAAATATTTTTAATTTTCAACAATAATTTTTATTTATCAAATGCTAATTTTGACCAATTTTGTGAACCGTTAAGTTCCATAGGATTTAATTTTTTTGTAGCCTCAGCAGCTTCATCTTCTGCACGAGTTGAAAAACGGCTTGAGGAATGAGGGCTTACGTTTTGTTCTGTTAGCGTTGTCATTGCCGTATCTGCAAAAATTGATGCCATAACAGGATCTGGCGTAAGTTCTTTTATATTAGATTGTAATTGTTGATCAACTAATTTTTTTCTTGCAGTGCGAGGACCTACTGACTTACGTGTTGACAAATTTTTGTGTGTCTTTTTTGAAACTTTTCTTGTCTGAGTTGTTTCAACCAGCGTGTGTAAATTTGGGCCAACGCCTTCAACAAGTATTTCCATTAAACATTCTTTTATTAAAGATTTTAATTCTTTCTTTGTCATGTAATTTTCCTGTATAGTTTAAATAAATTATTCTAAAACATCTAATAATTCATTAATTATTCTATCTATTTTATCTGATTTGGTAAATATCTTGTTTAATTCTGATTCGTTTATTTTTTTACCCTCAGACAACATAAAAGCACCTGGTGTTGAAGGTTCAGAAACAAAATCCCAGCATATTAATTGAAAATCAGATTGTACTATATCATAATCTCCGTCACGCTTTGTACTGCCCACGCCTCTTGAAGATATCCCTAGTTTTATACCACTCTCGATTAAACTTTGAAGAACTTGTCCACTAGGAGTATTTAATATTTCTACGGTTCCTGTAACAGTTCCTTTTTGATCCATTTCTGCGGCTCTAATTACATGCGAAACATTTTTTAGCTCAACAACGCTAGTTTCAGGATGATCAAGTTCACCCATTGCACGGTTTTCTGTAATCAGTTTTTGATAATTTCGAACTTCTCGTTCCAAAATTTCTCTTGGGTAAACTCTTCCATTTTGGTTTAATATATCAGAGCGTTGCAAAACGCCTTTCATTATTACTTTTCCGTTATTTTTTTCTTTTGATTCAGTAATTAATTTTTGATCATAATCAAAAATTGCAATATCACGAATTAAATTACATTTATTCATCTTAAGCTCTTATTTCTCAATTAATTCATTGTTTAATTTTGACAATACTAAAATTGTATTAAGCGTATTAACATCAACAATTAAATCATCATTTTTGTTGATTTTTTCTAGAACTATTTTTAGCTTTTCATTAACATATGAATCGCTAGGATTGCTTTCTATATATTTGTTTACAAGAGTTAATGTTTTATTTTTTATAGTATTAAATTTTTCAAGCAACTTTTGCTTCTTTAGCTTGTCATTTTTTGCAAATACAAATTCATTTAATAATTTATTTTGCTCTATTGAGAATGAATTTGTATATTTTTCTTGTATTTTTTTTGACATTAAGTTAACTACAAAATTGTTTGCATCGTCAAATGTCTCTTGTTGTATATTTGAAATATTTTTTTCTTTAACAAGCCATTCTGCAATTTGATTTTCGTATTTTGCTAGTTTTTCAAAATTTATTGCACTTGGCTGTCTCCAACACTTTATTGCATTATGTATTGTTGCATACATTTTATAATCATCAACATTTTGCTTATAAAACGATTCGTTATTGATATTATAATTGATATCTTTTATTAATAATGATTTTTCTTTATTAATTTTTTTTGTATCATGATTTAATGCAACGTTTCGTGCTTCTGCAATAATATTTGCAGCAACCGCCTTGCTTGAAACAGTTGTTACAAATAATGAATTTAGTAGCCTAAATTCTTTATATATTTCAGAATTTTTATGGAAATGTGTTTTTAATATTTTTAATGAAGTAGATGCAAACTCAGAATTGTTTTCTATAATGTTTTTTGTTAAACTTCTTATTAAAAATTCATAAATTAATCCAACATTTCTTTTTTTGTTGTGATTATGAACAATTTTTTTATTTAAAACTGTATTACTCATATCAAATTATTCCTTCGTAGGGGAGCTGATAACCTACATAATAAATATAACTATATATCACTTTCATCTGATTCAATTAATAATTCCTGTGCAGAATCAACATTATCGACATTATTTGATTTAAAATCTTTGAATTTTTTAAGAATTTTTTCAACATCACTAGAAAGTTTAAATGCCTCTTCTAATTTTAAATCGTAAAAATCATTAGATTTTTTTGATTCGTTAAATTTCATAACGGAGCTTGCACCAACAGCATTTTTATAGGAAAATGAATCATTTTTATGTGATAACATATCGCTAAATTTTGGCATGTGGGTTTTTGATGCACCATGTGTACGCCTTCTGCTTCTGTTATATAATGTTTTTTGTAGGTGATTATTGACATTCACAGGCTTATTTGAAGGTTCATCAATGTCTTTAGACAATATTGCATCATCATTTGTATCATCGTCTGTTTCAAGAACCTTCCCTGTTTTAATATTTGATGAAAATAAATCATCACCTGCATCTTCTTCATCTTCAGATTCTTCGCCACCTGTGTCATCAGTAGGTTCACCACCTTCATCACCTTCCGCACCAGGAAGTTGTATATTCTCAAGTTCAAGTGTTTTTAGCTTATCTTCAATTTTTTCATAATCCTGAAGTTCAATTTCTTTATCGGTTAATCCAATTATATTTTTTAATAAATATGGTCGGCTAACAAGTCCTTCAGGTGCGGAGCCTGCAATTTCAAATTTTGTACGATATAATTCAAGTTTTTGCTGTTGTGCAATTGCAGATGGGTTTGATAATGTTAGATTAAAATCTAAGAGATCATCACCGTCAAATCCGTTTGCGTAAAGGTGTATAATTGCAAGCTTATTTAATTCTGATATTGCAACCTTTTGTATATAGTTTATTGTTCTACTGAACCTTATATCTTCTTGTGCTAGCGTTGCTTTAGAACTTAACGTTTCATCGTAGCCAAGGTATGCCCTAGGAACTTTAAGTGCTGCAAATAATTTTTTCTGTATATACTCAACATCTTCAATTGCAGAGACGTTCGTACCACCAGCAAGCGTATCAACTCTTGTTCCTGATTCACCACCTCTGACAGGTATGAAATAATCTTCATCAACAGAAAGTGGATTATATCTTAAATCTACTTTTCCTGTTGATTTATCTATAACTTGGTTTGCACGAAGTGTTGTTTTTGCCTGCTCCATGTAGTGTGGTATATCTTCAGGCGGTACTGCACCGACATCAATATAAAATACACGACGCTCTGGCGATCTTACAACGCGATAAACAAGCATTGCATCTTCAATTAATACTAGTTGTCTCCAAATTCTTCTTGCAGGCTCGATAATCGATGAACCGTAAGGAAGAAATGCATCATTACCAAGAAGCCGCATATGTGTTACTTGCCAATTTTCCAATTCTGCATTCCCATTAGTAACCCATCGATACCTAACACCCATAGGCTCTTCTGGATCATAACCTTCTTCACGATTTATTTCATTTACAGGAATTGGATACGCATTTAGAACACCATAATCAGGATGTACATCGTTAAACAAAAAGAAATCACCGTATTTACACAAGTTACGAATCCAACCTCTTAGATTAAATTCTGTATTTAGCGTATCATAAAACAACTCTTCAAGTATTTTCTTTATTTTATAGTTTTCAGAAAATACGTGTAATGAACGACCTTTGTCGTCAGTGCTAACTGTCTCATCTGCATATATATCAAGTGCTGCGCTTATCTCAGGTGTATTATGTGATATCACTGAATCTGTTGCAAAGTTTTTATATCCGTCAACCGTAAGATCATATAGCGGTATTTCACCATAATATTCTACCGAAACAACTTTATGATTTGCGTAATTTTCCTTAAAATCAGTATAATTTTTAAATCCATTATTTTTAAGCCTATTTAATATTTTTATAGGCGTTGTATCTAGGAAATCCGAGAGTTGCACTAATGTTTGTAAGCCATCGTATGTATCACATATATGTTGAAAACTTAATGAATGATCATAACGTGGATTATTTTTTCCTGAATTATTCCACCCATTATTTTTCCAGTTTATGTCATATGTTTTTGCAAATAATTCAAAATTTTCGAAACCATTAC